TAAAAGGATTAATACCTGTTCCTTCCTGAATTTTCTGAAGTATGTCTTTAGCTGCCATTTGCCCTTCTATCTCGTCCTGATAAGCCATCCTCTTCTCCTGAGACATAGCATCCTGAGCATAGGCTTTTGGCTTAAACATACGCTCACTCATTCCATTGACAACTATATCAACGAACTTAGGGATTATCGGTAAAGGGGTAAAGTCGAGGTTCATCCATGATAAGTCACCATCCACTGAGATTAGTTTCTTATAATCTGCTATGCTTTGTTCTCCACGTGCGTAAAGCCTTCTGCGGTGAAACTCATTCCACTGAGTATAAAAACGACACGAACCTTCAGATTTGAAAAACCATTCGTAAGAAATTGCGGAACCTATCTGTAAGCCGTATGCTTCAGATTCCTTTTCCTTATTACTAACAAGTACGTTAGGAAAGAACGACTGCTTCACAAGGTTTTCCTTAGTATAGTTTGTCTTCATGGATCAACTTAGACTTTACACCAGTATTATCATACCGTGCAAAGGTAATAGAAATTTCGTTTGCCTTTTTTTGGGGCAGATATCGACCTTTCTGATTCGCCATTACTGCAAAGCCAGAACTAACGGTAGCATCGTAAAGCGTTCGTTTGCTTATGTCATACTTAGCCCAACTCTCAAGTGTCCGGTTAAAGGGCATCATTTTAATATTTCCCTCTTCATCATAGCCGATATACTTCTCTATGTAGGTCTCTATTGCCGAACCATGAACCATAATGACATCGGGAGAGGAAGGAATACCTCCTAATTCCATCTCGGTCTTGCTTAGTTGGTTAAAATGCTGATCAACCCTGTTCATTGAGAATCCCCTGTAACCACGATTCTTTAAATGATAAAGAAGTCTTGTTTTATTATTTTCTATTAAAACAGGCATACCATAAAAAACTATTGCCATCAGTACATCCTCAAAAAAAATCTCCGCCATTTCAGGACGTGCGACATATTCAAGGAAAAATTGATTGGTCGGGGCATCTGCCATGTGATACTTGGTCAGTCCATGCAATGCCCCCTTTGAACCACCTCCGCCGACTACTCCTGATATATCGTAAGGGTCGCATCCGAAAGCCCCGATATGCTCATTACAGGGATATTTAATGCCATTTCTGATTACAAAGCGATTTTGTAGTTCTTTGGGAGGAATCCAACTGACAAGAAATCTTCCGTTTTTATCAGGTCGCCAACAAACTTCTGAATCTTGTTTACCGTCTTTCCAATAAAAACTTCCCTGAGTGACATAATGTTCCATTATAAGGGAATCATTATAATCTATTTGTTGATAAATCTTAGTCAGGTTAAAAAGACTACTTAAACTTTCATCCCTAAAAGCGTGAGATTCAGTGCGTGGAAACTGCCTGTATTGTTCATTGAGTCCAGAAGAGTCATTTTTCAAAGCATCTATCTCGTTTTCCCACCAGTCAATAGCCCCCTCTTCAATCCATTCACCATCAACGCCTAAGATTGGCTTTTCCGGTTTGCGAAGGACGGGCATACCATACCTATCTATAAATCCCTCATAGTTAAGTTCCATAGGAATAAAAAGAGAGTATAATCCGCTTGTTGTCTGACCATTTTTGTTTCGCTTGCCTGTATCAGAGGCATAGTAAACCTTCTTAAAGTTTTCACCACCATCTTTAAGGGCATTTACGGTCGAACCCATCATACACTTCCCAATAATCCTGCTTCCTAACCTAAGACAACTTCTTCCTATATTCCAGTTATTTATTATGTTTTCCGGTTCTTTCCATTTTCCACTTTCGTCATGGGCAAGAAATTGTAGTTTTTCACCATCATAGGAGTTGTTTCTGGTAGCCTTATAATCTATACTTGTGTTAAGACCTTCCGGTTCGTTGTCAGACTGAATCTGATTCATACTTCTTTTGGTGATCTTTGTAGCCGGAACACTGAATATAAGTTCTGATTTCGGGTCTGTCATACCCGACTGGATAGGCTTAAAGAAGAAAGGATAATCTCTGAAAATCCTTACCACCTTATCTGTGAACATACTCTTGGCATCATCATTGGTCTTGGAGAGTATGCCAATCCTTCCGTTCTCTATGATAGTAGCTATATTGACACATTCCGAGGAAGCCATAAAAGAAAATCCTGAACGTCTTATCTTGATATAACAAATACCATAACATCTGAAATCGGCTTTACACGCTTCCCAATAGATAAAGAAAATCCGATTTGCTTCCCTGAAATCAGGATAACCAACATCGATATCAGCCCATTGAAGATACATATAGTGAGAACCTGTGAGATAGGTCGCCTTGCCGTCATTCATAAAATGAACGCCATTCTCTCTTCTGTCAAATTCTTTGTCTATGTAATCTATGTACTTATTCTTAAAGAGCATCGGCTTATCGTCCCATTCTTTTTTTGAACGGATTTTTTGAAGGTCACGTGGCAGTTCTGCTCTCTCCCAATATTGTTCTTTTGAATTATGGCTTCGTTTGATACATTCCTTAACAGGTGGAAGTCCGATATAAAGACCATTTATGCAGACAATTTCTCCTAAAAGTCCACATTTGGAAATAACAATCAGGTCATAGGTCTGATTATACCCATACAACCACGATTTAGAGGCGTTTTTAGCGGATATTGCATTCTTGGGTACATAACCATCTACCACTCGGTAGATCGTCTCTATACCCTCGTTAAATTCTGCTTTTTCGCCTTTGGGCTTGTTGTTCGGCAAATCCTCCTTTTGAAGTATCTCTTGTGTTTGTGTCATTCAATGATTCCCTTTCGGTAGTAATACGACTTAAAATTTCAAAGGCATCTATGATAGCCATTTTTTTAGTTGAAGCTGCATTTTTCATTTCAGTAGCATCGAGGGTAATTGTATAGTTTTGTTTATCAATAGTTTTATAGAAAAGTTCCTCTTTAGCTACTTCAATGAGTTGTTCGATAGCTTTCTCTCCTGCCTCAATTATCTTTTGCCTTGTATCTTTTTCGTAAGTCATAGCACCACAGCAATTTGGTGATCGAAAATCCTAAATAGTTTCTCACCATCAACAGTAAATTCATATTCGCTGTCAGGACAAAAAACTACTTTGTCGCCCTTTTTTACTCCGTAAGATTTAAGCATTTCATTGGGATATTTCATTATCCCCATTAAGGGTTCTTCGCTTACAGGACGGTAAATCTTAGATTCTTCTGGTGGAATAGGCTTTACAAAGCAAAACCTGTCATGTGTATGCCACTTCCCTTCGTGCTTATAAAGAAAAAACTGGTTATTGTCAACGAAAAAAATGTTGTCTTTTAGATAACTACGTCCGCTTCGCTGTCTACCCTTCATATCAAAGTAATACTTAAAGACATTGTGATGAACAAGAAGAGTGTCACCCTTTTGTATATCTCCTTTATAACCTCTTGGTACTTCAAGGACAATGGCTTCCCTGTTTGAATGAAGGTGATCTTCGAGAGAGGTGCTGACTACAAGACCACCCTTCTCGGTTATATAACGTTCGCCGGAAGGGGTTACAATAAAATAAAATGGTGACTGCAAGGTTATATTAAATTAAAAATCAATATTATACTCAATAGCAACAGGCATAGATAAGTTGAACTCTTTCCAGAGATATTCTTCTGAACTATTTTTTATCCATATCTCTACTGCTTTGTCTTTATTCTTTTTAATGACACTGATAGTATGAGTCTGGTCAAGGACGTACTGACCTTTGACATAATTCATACCACACTTCATATCATTGCCAACGATCAACTTCCTGATGTCATTCATGATGGCATAAGATTATTCGCTTATCGTTTGCTGTTTTAAATAGACAACCTTAACCCACAACTTAGTAGTATATTCCAATGCACTGTCTTTTGTTATGGTTACAGACTGCCCTTCTTCAACGAAATTACCTGTTGATTCAGTATCTAAAAATGCTGTCATGGCATCTGTAACTGTAACTTCTGAAATGCCGGGAATTGCCGTTCCTTCAATTTTTACCGATGCAGTCATTTCTCCGTCACACATTAACTCAACATTGACGATTGAATAATTACTTATTGCGCCAATATCCAAAAACCATTCTGATTCTGTGGCAACATCATTAAAGTAAAAATTCTTATCTTGTACTTCAAGATATTGATTTACAAGATCAACAATAGACTGAAGAGTGAAATTCTTGGTCTTATTGGAATCATTGACATCTGTGCCGATAATCATATCGTTTAACTGCACGTCAGCACAAACTTCGTATTCTGCTAATTTGTCTCCCATTTCTTTATTATTTAGTTATGTAAATACCTCCCGCCAATCCTACCAATCCCCATATCCACGGTTTTTCCCACCAATGCTTAGTTGGAATTATTGTAATTTGAGAAGCAGTAGATATTTTGGCATTGGGATCAGTTAAAGATGCTGTAACAATATAATCTTTTCCATGCTTTTCAGTCGATAACTGCAACCCTATTTGATATGTGTATTTTGCATTTAACACCTTATTCAAGAAATATCCATTTAATGTTAAATTCTTTCCAGGACTTGTCCAATCAAATACTTGTGCCACTTGTGGTATTTGCGAGGCATGATTAGAAATTGTATCGGGTGGGGATGGTATAATAGAATCATGAGTATTTGCTATGATTTGCCCCATAGCTTCTATTTTAATGTTTTGAACAGAAACCAAATCCCTCCATTTAATATTTTCTGCTTTAAGTTTCTTCATATCAATTCCCATGACTTCTAAAGAACCTTTTAGTGCATTTCGTTCTACTTCTATACTTTGCCATTTAAAATAAGCCTCACCTGCCTTTGTCTTGTATGATTTTACAGTATCATTTTGACTTGCTATAAGTACATCTTTGATTTGACTTTCTTTCTTTAAACTCTTGTTTTGAAGCCACAGAATTAAAATGACAAGTAAGAGTAAGGCAAATGCTACCCAAAGAATATTCTTAATAATCCACGTAAAAACAGACTTAATATTTTTCATTTGTTAGGATTTTTGATATGTTTCGTAAATTTAGTGCCACACTCAGGACAGGTTTCAACATGGTAAATGAGTTCACCACAGTCACAGGCAATACCCTCCAAGTCATAAGGTTCTCCTGCGAAAGTCCATGTATGATTAGGGGTACATTTCCCTGCCGGATAAGTCATAGAAACAACATAAGGTTTCTTTAGGGCATCTGCCGTAGTAACATATCCTTCTTTGGGAAATATTTTTGCATAATATCTATCGGCTGCTCCACTCATGATGTTGTCGAAGTTTTATCGGTTGTCGTTGTACTTGTCGTACTTTCACTTGTATCTTTAATGCCTGTTTTTACCTCTGCAAATTTCTGAATAGCTTTAGGGACAACAGAAGCTATGACAAGGATAGCGAAGATATCCCAATCAATACGTTTTAATTGTGAGGTCAACATATTAAAACTTTGTTCAGAAATACATTTACTGGTCAGTAATTTCACGTATTCCTGAAAATGTGTTTCGTAAGAATGGCTTGAAAGATAAACATAGGCACATAGGAGTATAAAGAACAATGCTTCAAGTAGCCTCATAAAACTATTTGAAATAGTTCCATCAGATTGAAATTCCTGTAAAAATCCTATTTTAACTTTCGCCATAGTAACTAAATTTATCTGCAATATCCGTGTCTATTAGCGTAATCCTGTTTATTGGCACTTAGATCAGCCGTAGCTTTAGACTGTGCGTCCGCCTGAGAAATAGTCGAAGAATATTTTTTTGCAGGAACGGTATAGGTCACCATAGTCCCTCTCTTCCCCGAAGGGCAGTTATTCCTTGTCGCCGATGCTGATACACGGGTGTTATAATAAACTTTAACCGCCGTGCAAGTTCCATAGGTGTTGGCATAAGACTGTTTATTATTGGCTAAATCCTGAGTAGCTTTTGAATCAGCATCAGCCTGACTTACAGTTGAACTATATTTTCCTGCCGGAACAACATAAATTACCGTTGAACCTATATATCCTGCCGAACAGTTATTTCTCGTTGCTATTCCCGAAACCTGTGTATTGTAATATGTTGTTTCCACAGGAATAAGAATACAGGTTCCGTAAGTATTGGCATAGGATTGTTTATTAGCTGCCACATCAGCAAGTGCAAGATCATCAGCTTCTGCCTGTGAAACTGTTGAAGTGTATTTTCCTGCCGGAACTGCATAAGTAACCACCGACCCTGCGTAACCGTTTCCGCAGTTATTCCGTGTTGTGGTATCAGATTTCAAAACATTATAATAGGTTGTGACGACAGGTTGATATTCATAAGCCCCGATGTCAGGAACTCCCATTATTGCATTTCCTAAATAATCGGTGGTCAATCCAACATTTGTTCCTGTATTGATAGCGGGACTTCCTGCCTGTAATGCAAAATTATATGGTGTACTTCCTTTGACAGCAGAAATAAATAACGGATTAACTTCTGAATGTTCACAATCAATCCGACCATAATTATTTCCTCCCATCACAGCAATAGCACCTGAATCATATTGCTCCAAATCCCACATTCTGGCACCAACAAGAATGTTATTCTTAACAGACCAACCAGTTAAGGGCGTCCAATATTTTAATACATAATTTTTGTTTGGGGATGTCTGTAAAAATATATTATTGGCAATTGTTAAATAAGTTCCACCATAGCCATTATTTGCCTCTGACACGATAAAACTACTGCCGCCTTGACTGTTTACATTCGGCCATGCAAATATATTATTGGCAATTAAATCATTATTTGAACCGATATTAAGAGCATTTCCACTCACACCCCAAACTATATTATAAGTAAAATTTAAATGATGAGCAGTTTCTTCTTCTGAAGAAGCCCCACTACTGGAATAAAGAACATGACTTTTACTCAATGAATAATCATCAGGAATTGAATTTCCGATGTTGTATATTAAATTTTGAGTAATGTTATAATGATGTGACCCTTTAGATACATAAATTACTTGGGGATAATCAACACTCATATCTAAATCAGTACCTAAATCATGTATCTTATTTCCCTCAATAGTTATATAACTATTTACAAGTCCTGGATTAAAGGCAATCTTAAAATTCTTAATTTCAAAATCTTGTATTTTAATATAAGAAACTCCAAAAAGAAGGAATGCGGTCGGTTTATTCACATTATTCTCCCCATCCAATACGGCGCCCCATTTATGTTCTGATTTAAAAGTAATATAATTACCGGCAGTTCCCGATGTCTCCAGTCCAACCATGCAATACTCACCCTCAGATGAATGTACACCAGTATAAACTCCATCCCCGACAATAATAGAATCTCCTGCGATAGCCACGTCCACCCCTTTTTGTATAGTCAGAAAGCGTGATGAAAATGTTCCGGGATTACTGTCGCTGCCATTTGTTGCTACATAATACGTACTCATGATTTTATATTATATTAAATATTTCCTTTTGTAACCGGAGGATAATACCATAAGGCGTATGAGCCATTTACATTATCAACCTGATAACCCCCTGTTCTTGTGTCTAAATGAATCATACTTTTGCCAATACCAAAACCATTAACGCCAATCCCCCTTAATTTCTGATATAATTCACCCTTAAGTTCTATCTGATCCTGAATATTTTTAGCTTTATCATTGACCTGTAAATCAATCGCTTTAAAATATAAATGCTCGCTATTTGGAGCGCCACCTTCTTTTAGATTATCTTTTGGCGTTCGATATGTCGAATTTACATTAACAGGACAACCACAAAAATCACGAATAGCCTGTGCTGCATAAATCAACCGTTCGTCAAACTGATGTTCGTCTCCCACAAAATCAGGAGCTTTAGTAAAAAATTCCTTGTTTTTAAAATTAGGAACTATGCTATTTTCATCATATCTATTAATTGTTATCATTTACTTCAAATTTTAGTATGCTGAATCCTTTTAATAAATATCGGCTTCTGATTCCCCTTGTGTGGTACGATAGTTTGCTTGATAAATGTATTGGTTGGGGTAATGGGTATTTCAGGTTTATATTCGACAAAGTTTTCTTCGTCTATATAATGTCTACATACAGCTTTTGGGTCAAGCCAGACCTTGCCACCCATTTTCTTTAGTTTAAAACAAAAACTCCAATCCTGTGCCTGAATACCTTCTATTCGTGGCGAGAACTGCGGACATAGTTCTTTCCAGAATATCATAAATCCTGTCCCAGCATAGTCTATAACAGAAGGTTCCTGAGAAGGTGCAGTATCAAGATCGACCGTTTTTCTTATCTCTTTATCAAAGAAACCGCCGACTATTTTTTTGTACCACTCTTTATTCCTGTTAAGATATATCCCCGCTACACATTCTTTTACCTGAGAACCTTCAGTGACAAGTTCAAAAATCCTTTTAAAAGAATCTTTATTAGGCATTATGTCATCCTCCCTCAAATGAATGAGTTCGCCTGTTGCGTGTTCAAGGATCATATTATAACAATCAGATAAGAGTTCACAGACCTTATTTCTTCGTTCTGATTCATCCTTCCAAACTAACTTTCCCTGTCCTGTTATTATTTTTATCCTGCTGAAATGTTCACCCCAAGTCTTTTTTAAGTAACTAAGATTTTCTTCGGAGTTGTTAATAATTATCAGTTCAGGAAGGTTATTTAGTATGGAAATATCTTCTGCTAACTTTTCCATCCACTTATCAATGAATCCCTTTATCCTTCCAGAGTAGATAAGTCCAATGCTTACTTTGACCAATTCCCTTCTTACACCTTCACATATAGAGATAATATTCGATGCGTGTGCATCAAGTTCATGAGATAACGACCATGATTCCATGTGTTGCCTGTAAAGGAGTATTGCAGGCGATTTACGGGGATTTCCCAATCGGGACATACGAAGAGCAAGGTTCCAGTCCCACATCGTTAATTTGCACGTTTCCTGCCATCTGCCAGCCTTTTCAAAGACCTTTCTCCACATCATAGCAGAAGTATTTACGAAATTACGGTTCCAAAGGAAAAGTGTTCCCCATGGGTTTACTTTCCAGAAATGATCTCTTAGACCAAAAGCCTGCGCTGCACAATAAACAAAAGGCGTACTCTCGTCAAAAACCTGTAAATGCTTCTCAAGGAAATCTTCAGGCATTTTATCGTCACCGTCAAGAAAAACAAGAACATCGCCCTTAGAGTGATCGACACCATCATTACGAGCTTTTACAACACCTAAATGCTCAGTATGGGAAATGACTTTAATATCATACTTAGAGGCTATTTTTACTGAATCATCAGTAGAAAAGTCGTCTGAATAGACTACTTCAAAAGGCTTTACCGTCTGAGAAAGGCAGCTTTCTATCGCTTCTGCCAAATATTTGCCGTTATTTCTTGCCGTTATGATAATTGAAATCTTCATATCTCATTCATGAATCGTTCAACACTCTTTTCACAGGTAAACCTTTTCTTAAAAAGCTGATAGGCATTATCTGTTATTCTCTTTCTCTCACTCTCGTTTTCGAGATAAAACCTTATCTTTTCCATAAAGTCATCCTGATCGACCTTAACCATAGTCTCACCATCAACATACCCGTATCTTTCTGCATCAATAGGAACAGGGGCTAAGATTAGTGAACCGCAAGCCATCCCTTCCATGTACTTCTTTAGGGGATACTTAAAGACTGAATCGCAAAAAATAAATATCTTTGAGTGGCGGAGATTATCTGCGTAGTTCATAACCTGAATGTCATACGCCATTTGCATATTTCTGATAGATGAATTATTTTCTGCTATCAAAGTCTTTGCTTTGTCGCCATTCATATTGACAAACTTATATTTCAAGTCGGACTTAGATAGTTCATTATGAAAGATATTCCTCAATGGATACCACTCTTTCCACATAGCCCCTGCAAAAAACACGTCTGTATCTCTTTTGTATAAATCATTAAAGAAGATATGCTTAGGCAAAGACTGATAAACAGGAACAAATCTTGCGTGAGTTAATTTCGGAACAATATATTTTTCTGCTGGAGAAATGGCGATAATAGGTGAATAAACATCAAAAGAATCAATGTATTCGATTCCCTTATCGCCATTATTTTTGAATATCTCGCTTGGTTTTGTTGAGGGAACTGTAAGGAGTTTAAGTATTTCTTCATACATCAGTTCGTCAACCGGAAAGGTATTTACCTTGCTTTGCGGATCGTCGAGGTCAAGCAAGACTGATTTGCCAACATTATTTTGAGTGTCAATTCCTAAATCAGCATATTCTTCACTTAATTCAGGGATATATTCCATATCAGGAAGGGATAAAAGAGCATCAATCCAATGTCTTGTAAGGTGTGGATTAACCGCTTCCTTGAACCTGTCGCTGATTTTTATTTTCATGTTTCATAAATTAGATTTATTTATTTTCCGGTAGCCCTATGTTCATCGAGACCTTTTTTTATCTCCTTGACATCATATTGCAATTCCTTCATATTATCCTGAAATACCATAAAGGCATCTTTATCAACCTTCTTATCCGTTAATTCTTTGATATTGGTTTTGTTTATCTCAGCCTGTAATTGCAACTTTGCCTGTGCTGTTGCATCGTTCTGAATGACAGTAACCATTGTGAGGAATATTGTTATAAGTACAGGCACACTAAGCATAAACACCCATACCGGACATTCAATTATTCCACTCTTAATCTTCTCAACCATAACCATAGTTTAATAAATAAATGTTTTCCCAACTCTATCCTTTTTCCCTAACCTTTATTTACCTTAACCCTTTAACCTCCCGGAACTATATTAGTTACTGACTGATCGCTACAACCTCCAAAGAGTATTCCTACTGCTGAACGTATGTTTCCTTTCATTACATTGGCTCTCCTTCATTTATAGCTTTAACCTGCATTACCCCTGCATCGTCAATATACCATAACTTAACAACTCCTGCTGAATCCTTAATTATAGTCTTTGAATACTGCTGAATAATATAGTAAGCGGATGAAAAATCAATACTGTAAAAACTAATTCCATCACCACAAGTAACCATTTGAAGTTGTCCTGTGAATGTTTCGTTGTTATTCCCAAAGGAGAAACTGCTGTTGTTATTCCCAAAGGAGAAACTGTAGTTGCTATTCCCAAAGGAGAAACTGCTGTTGCTATTCCCAAAGGAGAAACTGTAGTTGTTATTCCCAAAGGAGAAACTGCTGTTGTTATTCCCAAAGGAGAAACTGCTGTTGTTATTCCCAAAGGAGAAACTGTAGTTGCTA